AGATTCTTCTGAACTCTCTGTACGGTGTGTTAGGTCTACCAGCGTTTCGTTTCTACGATATTGATAATGCCGAAGCCGTAACTCTTTCAGGTCAAACCGTTATCAAGAAGACCGAAGCTGCAATCAATATGAAGTACAACAAAGAATTGAAAACAGATGACCTTGACTATGTTCAATATGTTGATACTGACTCTGTGTTCGTTTCGTGTTTACCACTTGTAAAGAATCGTTTTCCTGATATTGATACGGACGACGTTGAGTTGATGACGGGTAAGATTTACGAGATTGCTACCGAAGTTCAAAATTACGTCAACCACTTCTATGATGTGTTTGCCAAAAAGGTATTCAACACAGAGAAACACCGACTTGAAATCAAACAGGAAATGATTGGACGTACCGGTTTTTGGGTGAAGAAGAAGAGGTATGCTCTTTGGATTATCTCGGACAACGGTGTTCCGATGGATAAGTTGGAAGTGAAAGGACTGGACGTTGTTCGTTCTTCATTCCCGAAGTCATTCCAAAAGTTTATGAAAGAAGTTCTTGTTGACATTCTAAAGTCAAAGAATAAAGATGAGATTGATGAGAACATTCTAACATTCAAACGTCAGTTGGGTGAGGTTCTGTTTGCTGAAGTTGCGAAGAACTCTTCTATCAAAGACATCAAGAAGTATGAAGAACCAGTAAAGGATTCCGTTCTTGGTGCATTTGCAAAAGGAACACCATCACACGTCAAAGCTGCAATCAACTATAACAAGTTGTTGAAGATGTTCAAGTGTCCTGCCAAATATCCACCAATCAAGAATGGCGATAAGGTAAAGGTTGCTTATCTAAAGAACAACAGATTTGGTTTGGAAGAACTTGCGTTTCGTGGGGACTCTGACCCTGATGAAATTATTCAATTCGTAAAGGAACACTTTGATGCACACGAATTGTTCAACTCTGAACTTGACGGTAAGCTTCGTGCTTTTTATGGAGCACTCAAATGGGAATTTCCATCGGAACATAAAAAGAATGCACAAAAGTTTTTTTCTTTCTAAAAGATTTCGTATATTAGAACATTAGTAAAACAAACAGAGATGTTATGGAAACAAATATCATTTTAGAAGGCGACTGTATTGAATCAATGAAGAAGTTGCCGGATGCTTTTATCAACACCTGCGTTACTTCACCACCTTACTATGGTCTTCGTGATTACGGAGAAGATGGTCAGATTGGTCAAGAAGAAACACCACAACAATACATTGATAAGATGGTTGAAGTGTTTGCAGAAGTTCGTCGTATTCTTCGTGATGACGGAACTCTTTGGTTGAATCTTGGTGATTCATATGCTGGAAGTGGCAAGGGTGCTTACGGAGATGGTGTAGTTAGATTATCAGAGAAGTCAAAGATTCAAGCTGGTAGTAAAGGAACTACAACTGGAACATTCAAGAAGACAAGTGTCCAAACTTTGAAACCAAAGAATCTTATGGGTATTCCGTGGAGAACTGCAATGGCTCTCCAAGAAGATGGTTGGTATCTTCGTCAGGATATTATTTGGGCAAAGCCAAACCCAATGCCTGAGTCAGTCACGGATAGATGTACAAAGGGACACGAGTATATTTTCTTGATGACGAAGAACCCTGACTATTACTTTGACTACCAAGCTATCAGAGAACGTTCTGTTTCAAAGATGGACAGAGAACATCTTTCTCCGATTGGTGGAAAGAAGAACGCACTAAAACCTGGTTCGTATTCAGGTAATGCCCCAGAGAACGATGGGTTTAGAAACAAACGTTCTGTGTGGAATGTTCCTATCCGAGCAAAGTCATACGAAGGGGCACACTTCGCAGTTTATCCCGAAGACCTTATCACACCTTGTGTTCTTGCTGGTGCTCCCGAAGGTGGTATTGTCTTTGACCCATTCTTTGGTGCAGGAACAACTGGTGCAGTTGCAATCAAGAACGGAAGAACTTACATTGGTTGTGAGTTGAATCCAGAGTATATCCAAGTTGCAAAGAATCGTCTTGACCCAATTCATCTCAAGGATGAGAATATGAAAAAGGCAGATGGTATTATTCAAAGTTACTTCCAATTCTAATGATAGATACCAACGTTATATTGGAAGGTGATTGCATCCAATCTCTGAAATCATTACCGGAAGGTATTGTAAATACGTGCATAACTTCGCCACCTTATTACGCTCTTCGTGATTATGGTGCGGATGGACAAATTGGATTGGAAAAAACACCTGAAGAATATGTCCAAAAGTTGGTAGAAGTATTCAGAGAAGTAAAACGTGTGCTCCGTGATGATGGAACTCTTTGGTTGAACTTGGGAGATAGTTATGTATCAAACCCAGGAGACCGAACAAAAGTTGGTGGGTTCCAAGCTAATCCAGATACTGACAGGGCGAAGGCAGAATCTGCAATGTCTCATAATAAGAAAACTGCTGGTCTAAAACAAAAAGACCTCATCGGTATTCCGTGGATGGTTGCATTTGCTCTTCGTAATGACGGGTGGTATCTTCGTCAGGATATTATTTGGCACAAACCAAATCCTATGCCTGAATCTGTATCGGATAGATGTACAAAATCTCACGAGTATATTTTCCTTCTTTCCAAGTCAAAGACATATTACTATGATGCGGAAAGTATAAAGGAACCGGTCAAACAAGATTGGGGAACAAGAGATAGAACAAACGGAAAGTATCACAATACCGGAACTGGCTTGAATCCACATACTGGATTACAAAAGTCATATGAGAAGGCAAACAAACGTTCTGTTTGGTCTATCACAACAAAACCATTTCACGGAGCACACTTTGCAACTTTCCCACCTGATTTGATTGAACCTTGTGTTATTGCAGGTTCACCTGAAGGTGGAATTGTATTAGACCCATTCTTCGGGTCAGGAACAACTGGTTTGGTCGCAATGAGAAATAATAGAAAATATCTTGGATGTGAACTAAATTCTGAGTATATTAGTATTGCGAATGAAAGATTGAAGCCAGTAGAAACAGAAATCAAAAACAAAGAAATTACAGAATCTCTTATTCAGAATTATTTTCAATTCTAACAAATAAATTTAGACAGGAGTAAATATGGAAAAGTCAAGGTTGATGAACTTCATTAGTAAGTATCACCTAAACGGTTTGGTTCAATCGGTTGCTTGGAACTCTAATGGTTCTCTTTCAACTCGGTTTATCTCTGACGATAAGTCGGTGGTAGGAGAAGTTCAGATGAACACATTCAACGGAACAAAGTCAAAGCTCGGTGTTTACAATACCGACCTTCTTGTAAAGTTGCTCGGTGTTCTTGGTAATGACATCAATTTCAATGTCAATCTTGCACAAGACAAGGCATTCTCACTTACACTTGACGATAACTCAACAACGGTAAACTATATGTTGGCTGACATGGCAGTTATTCCACCAACGCCAGAGTTGAAGCAACTTCCTCCGTTCCAACTTACAATCAAGTTAACAAAGGAATTCATTGATAAGTTTATCCGTGCTAAGGGAGCTCTTCCTGAAATTGAACACTTTACTCTTGTCAAGAATCAAAAGTTGAATAAGTATCAAGTTGTTCTTGGTCATTCTAATCTAAACTCAAATCGCATCTCTCTTGATATTGATTGTGAAGTTACCGAAGACATTGAACCAATTTCATTCTCAGCAAAGTATTTCCGTGAGATTCTTGCGGCAAACAAGGACTTGAATGGTGGAACACTCGCGGTATCATCAGAAGGTCTTGCTAAGGCAGAGTTTGAAATTGATGGATTTGAATCACGATATTTCTTGGTTCGTTTGGAGAACAACTAATATATTTATGAGTATAGTTCGTGTCCTCCTCTCTCGTCCTTTGAGACGGTAATGGGGCCGAACATTCTTCCCAAAAGGGAGTTCGGCCGGGCTCCCTTTTACTTTTGATTCATATTTATATGATATATCATGGAGAACAAAATGAAATTGTCAAGTAGAAGAGAGCTTCTGAAAGAATCACAACTAACACTCAAATCAATCAAGGAGTCCTTGAATGAAGGACTAATCTCGGTAAAGGGTAAAATGATTGAAGAGCCAGAACAATATGTTGTCAGATGCCACACGGTAAATGATTCTCTAAAAAAACAAACGTATTATGCCAATAATATGAAAGTTGGTTATTATATGGCTGGTGAAGGTACTAATACTTTTGGTACTGATGACATAAACAAAGCAACCGTTCATACAACTGAGGACTCCCCTAATAAATATACGAGTGGAAAACCGCGCAGATTCTTATGGGGTCAATTGGCAAAAGATTTTTTACCTGGCGATTTCTTTGAACCAGTTCCTGTTGATGTAAAAATCACAAGAACCATAACGATAAAAAAATAAGATAATACAAAGGGAACTTCGGTTCCCTTTTTCATTTGGAAATGTCCCAAAAATTTCGTATATTGTATTCATCTGATAACAATAAGGTTTCAAAATGTTCAATCCCCAACACACCCTCTATGTGGAAAAGTATCGTCCACAATCACTTGACACGTATATTGGAAACGAAACAATCAAGGAAACGTTCAAGCGATACCTACAATCAGGTGATGTACCACACCTTCTTCTTTATGGTGATGCCGGTAGTGGTAAGACAACACTTGCAAAGATTGTAGCCAATACAGTTTCAAAAGACAATTACATTTACATAAATGCTTCCGATGAGAACTCCATTGATACCGTCCGAGACAAAATCAAGCAGTTCGCATCGTCAATCGGTTTCGGTGGTTTGAAGATTATCATTCTCGATGAGTCCGATTACCTTACTCCTAATGCACAAGCTGCTCTCCGTAATATCATGGAGACGTTTAGCAAAACAACACGGTTCATCCTAACGTGTAATTATGTGGACAAGATTATTGACCCGATTCAATCTCGGTGTCAAATCTTCAACATCGTTCCTCCATCCAAGAAAGATGTTGCAGTTCACACGATGGGAATCCTTGAATCGGAAGGCGTGGAGTTCTCAAAGGAAGATTTAGCACAAATTATCAATATGACTTATCCCGATATTCGTCGTGTCCTGAATACAGTTCAACGTTGTATTCTCGATGGTAAGATGCAACTCGATAAGTCAACTCTTGTTCAAAATAACTTTTACTCAACGATTGTTGATATTCTAAAGTCAAGTAAGAACAAGAAAGAAAAGTACACAGAGATTCGTCAGATTCTTGCTGACAACTCAATCCGTGATTACAACCCACTCTTCCGTTATCTTTATGATAATGTAGAACAATTTGCGAATGGGTTTGTATCAACTGCGATTCTTATTATCGCGGAATCACAATACAAAGATGCAATGGTAGTAGACCATGAAATTAATGCGATGGCAATGTTTATTCAACTTATTATGGAAATAGATCAAAGGAAATAATATGAGCAATATATTTGATATTGGCGGTGGAGAACAACAACCACAACGTGTAAATGTAAATCTCAACGAAGCACAAGATATTACTTGTGATAAGTGTGACGGGCATTTCTTTCATTCAGTAACCTTCTTCAAGAAGATTTCAGCTCTCATGTCTCCAACTGGTAAGGAAGCAATCGTTCCACTTGAAACGTATGCTTGTCTTGAGTGTGGAAATATCAATCCTGAATTTTTACCAACAGGGTATGGTCAGAATGGCTAAGACCTTGTTTGATTTGATAAAGGGTGTGACCAAAGATAAAATCAAATGGGAAGCCCTTGCCGAAGAAGACCAAAAGGTGTGGAATAACTTTATTATCACCCGTTGGTTTTCTATGGAAATGGAACTAACGGATGCCGTGAACGACTTTCAAAAGTATAGTAACGGCATCCTTACTTCCAAAGATTACTACAAGTTACTTCACGATATTCTACCAAAGACAACATTCTATCTGAAATACACAAAGAAAAAGAAAAAGATAGATATAGATTCGCAGTTTGTAGATTTATTCTGTCAACATTATCAACTTGGCAAAAAAGTAATTTTTGAGTATATTAGAGACCTTGTAAGAATAAATCCAAACGAACTTATTTCTGTTTTGGAATCTTATGGAACCAAGAAAGAAGACGTAGAAAAATTCAAGAAACAACTAAAGACATTACAATGAGGAACAAGATGGCAATAAAAGAAATTGACTTGGGTAGACAAGAAGACCCAATCGTTCGTGAGATGGAAGAAAAATATCCTGCAATGACTGATGAGTTTAAGAAGATTCAAAGAGACCAATATGTTTTATTCTGCCGTAAACAAAAGAACTACGGTCCGGATAACATTTCATTAGGAACAACTCTTGAAAGAGAACAAGACCGTAAGTTATCACTTCAAGGTTTGTTCTTCCGTCTCAATGACAAAATCAATCGGTACAAGCAAATGATTATGTTTGGTTCTGCCGATGCCGTCGGTGAATCACTCGAAGATACATTCAAAGATATTTCAGTTTACGGTATCATTGCACAACTCGTTCAAAACGGGAAGTGGGGTAAGTAATGTCCTCTTCACGAATTTCCTTCTCACAATACCAAATGTGGAAGGGATGCCCTCATCGTTGGAAACTGAATTATATCGATAAGGTTTCCGTTCCTTCTCCATCAATCGCACTTGTGTTTGGAACTGCAATGCACGAAGTTCTTCAGATGTATGTGGAAATGTTGTATCGTTCTACTGTTGAAGAAGCAAATGCACTTCCACTCGAAGACCTCCTAAAAGAAAAGATGGGTGTGGAGTATAAGAAGATGTTGACTGAAAACAATGATGAACACTTTTCGCACCGTGATGAAATGCAAGAACACCTAATGGATGGTATTGAAATTATCCGTTGGTTCAAGGCACACCGTGAAGAGTTCTTTATGAAGAAGGGTTGGGAACTTGTTGGTATTGAAAAGCCAATCAACATTATTCCTGTTGAGTCAAATCCAAATGTTCGTCTTGTTGGTTTCCTCGACTTGGTGATGCGAGATTTGAAAACCGGTAAGATTCATATCTACGATTTCAAAACATCAACAAGTGGTTGGAACAAATACACAAAGGCAGATAAGGTAAAGACATCACAACTTGTTCTTTACAAAACATTCTATGCCAAGCAGTATGATATTCATCCTGATGATATTGAGATTGAGTATCTTATTCTCAAACGTAAGATAGCTGAAGATGCCGAATATGCCGCGATGAAGAAACGTGTTCAACGATTTGCACCTTCTCACGGTAAGGTTTCACAAACTCAAATCCTGAAAGAGATTCAGACATTTGTTGAAACGGCATTTGACTCGGAAGGTAATAAAAGAACAGATATTTACTATCCACCGATTGAAGGCGAAAAGAAAAAGAATTGCCGTTGGTGTGAGTTCAAAGATAGAGATGATTTATGTCCAATAAAGAACAGGGTTCAATAATGAAGTACGCATATACATTTGATGATATTCAAATTATTCCAAAGTATTCAGAGATAGAAAGTCGTAGTCAATGTGAACTAATAACTAAATTCACAAAAAGATATGTTATCGGAACACCGCTTGTCTCTTCACCGATGGACACAGTTTCAGATTCAAAGATGTGTCTTGCTATGGCATCACACGGTGGTGTTGGTGTAGTTCATAGATTCATGAGTATCGGTGAACAATCAAACCAATCTCGTAAGATAAAAGAACAAGAGAAGTTAGTTGCTGCGGCTATTGGTGCAACAGGTGATTATCAAGAACGTGCACAAGAACTTATAAACGCAGGTGTTATTGTTCTTCTCATTGACGTTGCCCACGGTAACACAAAACAAGTAAAGGATGCAATCAAGTGGTGTAAAGAAAATCTTCCTGAATATGTTGACGTGATTGCTGGTAATGTTTCCACTCGCGAAGGTGCAAGGAATCTCGCGGAGTGGGGAGCTGATGCAATTCGTGTTGGTATCGGTAACGGTTCTCTTTGTGAAACAAGAATTAGAACTGGAGTTGGTATTCCACAAGTAACTGCACTAATTGAATCTATTGCAGGAGTGG